CGCGTCTGCTGGATGCTTCTAGTCCCTTTGCACTATAGGGACCTAACACACTATCGTCGCTTCGTTAGAACTGCGATTTATGGTGATGACAACGCTTTAACTGTTGATAATCACTTTATATCTATTTTTAATGGAGCTGCAATTGCCCGAACTCTACTACCTTTCGGAATAGTGCTAACACCTGCCACTAAACAAGGCGGGTTTGAAGCTGACTCCATCGACCTGATGGAATGTACCTTTCTCAAAAATTCCACTGGAATATTTGAAGGAAAGTATGTCCCTCTAATGGAAATCGACGCTTTACTTGAATCTATAAACTGGATTCGCCCATCCTCGGAATTCACAAACGACCAACTCTGCAATGAAAATTGTAATATGGTTTTGATGAGTCTATTTTTCTACGGACCTGTTATCTTTAACTCTATCCGTGATAAAATACTATCCTATAAACCAAAATACACCCTTCTAAGCTTTTATCATCTAAGAGCTGAATTTCTTCAAGAAGGAATCATTACAGATCCCAACAACTCATATGGCTTTACTAAGAACAATCATCACTCTCCTTTTGCGAATCAATCACAATTGGAAGATTTTGCTAAGATCGAATCATAACACATCTTCACTTCCTTTTAACAAAGCCTACTATGTCTACCGAAAACACAACACCATCCACTTCATCAACACCAACACCAACTCTCAACAAACGCTCACTCAAGCCCAAGACCACTTCCGTCAAGTCTGAAAAGACATCTACTATCGACGAAACTGAATTCTCCGCAAAGAATGAGCAAGGAGTTACTCTTGCTGAACAATCACAACTTATCACCGTCGAAGCCACCGATGATAATGTCATAACTTTGGCTCCCCGTGCCCAATCTCATCTCAACGAGAAATCTTGGGACCTGGATTCAATGTTATCACGAAAAACTTTCGTGGCTTCTGTGCCCTGGAACACAACTGACGCTGTGGGAACTCCACCAAACGCTATAACTCCCTTCAATGTTATTCAAGACCTTCTCCAAGCCGATATAGTTACGGTCCCATTTATGAGATTCGTATATTGGCGATGTAAGAAAATTAACATTCACGTCCAACTAGCTGCTTCCCGATTCCACCAAGGCCGAATTATTATGTTTTTCTTGCCATCCCAACGCAACAAATCCACACAACTCGAAACCATTGGACTCTCGCGCGCTTCATCCTTACAACACGCTTTCCTCGATCCATCTGCCGGAACTGTCATCAAATTCTCCATTCCCTTTGACTACTATAAGGGTTATCTAGATCTTGTTGCCAACGACACTCTTGGACAGCTCTACTTTACTGTCTTCAACCAACTGCAAGCTGCCACCTCTTCCTCCCCAACTGTCGAGTTTAAGATCTTCTTCTCTATTGAGATGAATGAGTTTAAAATCCCCAGACCTGGAGGCTTGACTTTCAACAAAGCTCTGCGTGACTACCATCGTGCCCAATTTTCTAATGGGGATGATTGGATTCATGCTGACTCGCAAGCTGCCGTAGTTAAAGCAGAAGCACAATCCGGCATCATTAAATCTATTGCTGGTGAGTTAGATTCTGGCCTGCACGACCTGGTTCAATCCTTTGTTCCAGAGCATGTGGTCTCTGATCTTCTTTCTGTCCTTGGCCTTGACAAACCTGCCATCGGAATCAATCCTGATGTCATCGTCCTCAAAGACCATCAATACAACTCCACCGCCCGCAATCTTGAACATATCGACAAGCTTACGCTTGATCCTGCCGCTCAACAACTTATCGACAAGGAGCATTTTGCCACTGATGCTGATGAAATGGAAATTCGATTTCTAACTTCGAAGTCCACTTTCATCAGAACTGTCAACTGGACATCAACTGCTACCACTGGCTCTCTCCTTTTCCAAACAGTCGTCTCGCCAACACACTTCCTCAATCACGGCGCCGCTTTCGCAAATACTATGACTCCCCCACTCCTCTCCTTTGTAGCCAATCAATTTACTTACTGGAGGGGTGGTCTGAAGTTCACTTTCGACGTCGTTACATCTAACTTTCATGAAGGCCGTCTTGACATTACTTACCATCCGACTGTCATGAATCCACCTACTGACTATCCAACTGCCTTATCACAATATGCCACATCCTTTGCCATCCGAAATGGAAAGAACTGCATCTCTGTCATCACGCCTTTTATCTCTGATACACCATGGAAAAAGACTTGGCATGGTGAGACTTTGGCCGACACTCCAACTGACTCTGCCTCCCGATTTACCGATTATGCAATTGGTAGTCTGTCGCTACGTGTCTCTGTGCCGCTGAAATCCCCCTCCAACGTCGTTCCAAATGTTGACATTAATGTCTTCGTATCTGGAAGTGATGACTTTGAGTGCAGCTATGTTTCATTGTTTGGCAATGATTTTCAGCCCACCTTTCCGACTTCCCGCTCGCGCAACCCTCGGAGGCCTAGAGTCATCCGAGCCATTGCCCAATCTGGGGAGTCCAAAGCCATACCATCTGTGGAACCATCTGCCATCTCGAAAACGGATGCTGGCACTATTCCACTCGCCACATCACGCGCTCTTACTTCCGACCCCACTAATCCACACTTCGGAGAGAAATATCTTAATCTCCGAGAACTTTGCAAGCGTTACGCCCGACAAACTCGCGTCATAATTCCCCTAACTACTCTTTCACCCGACCAGTTATCTGGAAATATGCCTATCGTGCTCGCAATGTCCCAATTGGATAACCCTGTTTATTGGGGTGGTTCTATTGGATACTTTGCTACCATGTACCGCAATTTTAGAGGCGCTCTCAATTATCGCATC